CTGTGAAATCGATTTCTAGAATAGTTTCACCGTGCGTTAAAGTATGTACTCTTAAAGAGGACTTTTGTATAGGTTGCGGTAGAACTACTCAGGAAATTGCTGAATGGGGAAATGCAACTCGAGAAAGAAGGGAACAAATTCTTGAAAGACTACCAGATAGAATGCGAAGAATGCGATGAGACTTCCTACGTGGCAGCATATAAAGAACCAAAGTATTGTCCAATATGTGGTAGGAGAGCTGAAGCTGAAGAAGTAGATGACGTGGACTTATAATAATGTAACTTTTGAAGATACACCTGAAGAATATCAAGGCTATGTATATCAACTCACAGAAATTCATACCAACAAAAAATATATTGGAAAGAAGAATTTCTGGAAACCTAAAACATTACCCATCACTAAAACACGTAAGAGACGTGTACGAACACGTGTTGAATCAGACTGGAAAGATTACTATGGATCATCCAATCAAGTACGCCAGCTTGTGGAACAACACGGAAAAGAAAGATTCAAACGTGAAATATTAAAACTCTGTAAAACAAAAGGCGAAATGTCTTATTATGAAGCAAAGCTTCAGTTCGACCACAATGTATTGTTTAGAGATGACTACTATAACAACTTTATAGGTTGTAGAATTCATTCAAAACATTTAACAGGTTAATCACTTTTTCCTTTACATTAAGTTAAAAGTGTGGTATAATAATAGTATAATAAAAAATTAGGAGTTTAAATGTCTAAAAAATCAAATGTAATAAATTTTAAAAAAGAAAAACTAAAAAAGTTTGACGAAGAGAATGAAATTATCTTTACCGTCGATGATGAAAACTATACGCTAGGCGAGATGGTTCATCAGGCTCATAATGATAACGGTATGGAGTTTGTATTTAGATTGGATATAGAAGATGACGAAGAATCTATTCACTAAAATCGAACTGCTAGAAAAGCAGATAGCAGAAGAAGTTAAAGAAAAGTATGCTTTATATAAGCGTATTAAAGAACTTAACGAAGAACTTCGTGCTTTAAAAAATAAAAGTCCAGAGATGTCAAGCATCTCTGGTCCTGACAATATTCAAAGGTATAGAACTTAGTTAATATGTTAATCACTTTTTTTAAATTAAATGCATTTTTTCCTTTACATTTACGAAAAACTGTGGTATAATATATCTATAAAATGGAAAAAGAAATGAAAACAAAAGTGGAGAAAATTAATGACATAGCGAAAGCAACCACCAAGTTATGTGATGGAAAAGTTGCATCAGGCAGAAGTAGAAGCATAGCGGGATTTACAGGTACGGAACTACCCAGGGAATCATCGGTGGAGTATAAAACGTTCCCTAGTCTTACCATGGGGCGGACCCATCGGTCGGTAAGGCTAGATGTATTGATCGCCGCCCCACAGAATTTGGAGGCTATAAATGCCTAGTCCATCAGAAATACAATCAATGCTTCCACTATTTCTTCAACTCCTCTTCTTCGCGGTAGCTGGTGCATTGATTGTAGGTGTATTCTTTTCCATAGTTGGTTTCTTTTATCGTAATGCTATTATAATAATATTAATAGTTGCATTATTATTTGGCGTCAATTATGGTTATATTGATTTAACTAAATTATTCGGAGCAGTGAAAAATGACAATGCATCTATTACCAATCTACTACAATAATAATAGTACTAAAAAGAAAAAGCCTTTCCGTAAACCAGGTTGGGTTAAAGCTCAAGCTGAACATGATAAATGGCTTATGTCACGTGGTGTACATCCATCACAGCTTAAAAATAAAAATAAAGATTCAGGAATTAAAGCTCCTAATTACAAAGAGCTTTCACGTTCTCTACCAACAAGCAACTACACTGGTAAAGTTGTTGGTAAGTCTAAAACAAATGCATATACCGGTACATTTATTACTGGTATCGCTACTATGCATAAATCTAATATGGTGCCTGTAACTAAAGATGCAGATCCTAAAGAATATTCTACTATGAGGAGAAATTAATTTGCATTTTATGCATTTTTTCCTTTACATTTCTGTAAAACTGGTGTATAATAATACTATAAAATTAAAAAGGGAGTTTATTTTATTATGTTTAATTATGATACAATTATCAAACAACTAGAAGCAATGTCACCTATTCACCAAGATGAGTTTGCTCAAAAGCTTATCGAAAAAAACAGCGGGTTGGCAGCTGCTATATCAACTAAGATTAATATTGCTCATCAGGATAAGTATTACACCGATACTGATGCAATGCATGAGTCTCTTAAGTTAAGAGGTCATGCATAATGAAAAATCCTATAGCAAAATATTTAATGTGTTCTTACGCATATTATAAGCTAGATAAAAATTTAATAACTGATCACGAGTTTGATCAATTAGGTAAAGACATTCTTGCTAACTATGATAATATAGAACACATGCATAAACACTTAGTTACTAAAGAAATGTTAGATGCTGGTACATACTTAGGTGAATATCCTAATATGGTTATTGGCGCTACACACGATTACATCAACACACACAACATATAAATGGGAGTTTAATATGGGATTACAAGCACTAAAAGGTAAAAAGACTAAAAAGAAAGTATTAAGAGCAAGAGCTAGAACTGGTTTAGCTGGTGTTCCAATTGATAAAGGATTTGATGCAGTAAAAGATTATTTTCATATTAATGTAGATAAGAAAGATTGTATTAATCAAGTTAAAACATGGGTTAAGAAAAACTTTCCTCAACCATCTAAATATATTTTAGCTAATCCAGACTGGAAATTTACATATACACATCATGCAGCTACAGCTTTTTGGTATAACAATAATTTAAATAAAACTATTGAGTCTCCAAAGGCCGCTGATTTTTTAAATCATTTATTTGATAAAATCATACCTCTTATTGAAGAAGGTAAAGTCTTATTCAATGAAAAGAAAAAAGAACTAAAAGCTAAAAGTAATATAATAACTATATCACCACAAGAAAAATTAATACGTAAGATTAATAATACTATTATGCAAGAATTACTTGAACTAGAAGATAAGTGGATCGATGGTGAAGATGCCACTATTAACATATACGATAGGTTCAAGTTCCACGGCTTAACAAATACTGCAATCAGTCACGTTAAGCCTATGATTGAGGGCTGGCTTCTTGATTATGAAGACGCATACTACAAAAGATGCGAACAAGCTGTCGAAGGTTACTCCCACCTTAAAAGGTCGGTCCTCAATCAAAGAATTAAAATATGCACTGCAATGTTAGAAGATCTTGAAAGAATCAGATCTGCTACTAAAGCTTCAAGAAATGTTAAAATCAAAAGACCAAAATCTATTGATAAGCAGGTTGCTAAAGTGCAATACAAAAAAGAGGATAATGATTTTAAGATTGTATCAATCAATCCAATTCAAATACCAACAAAAACTCGGTTATATACATTCAATACTAAAAGTAAAATGATTATTGAATATGTCACTGAAAGTGTAAATGGATTTGAAATATCTGGTTCAACCATTAAGAATTTTTCAAAAGGTTCAAGTAGAACTATATGTCTACGTAAACCACTTGATTTCTTACCGATTGTTTTACAGAAAACACCAAAGCAAATAAATGATGCTTGGCAAACTCTTAAAACAAAAACAAAGGTACCTAATGGTAGAATCAATAATGATACAATATTATTAAGGGTTTTAGACAAATGAAAATAGAAGAACAATTTTTAACAAAGTCTAAATTCACTAAGCTTATCGAAAGTACCGTAGCAGATCTCAAGATTCCATATATGGATGCAATACTGAAGGTCTGTGAAGCTAACGATATTGAAGTCGAAGACATTCGAAAGTTCATATCACCAGTTATAAAAGATAAGCTTGAAGCAGAAGCGATGGAATTAAATTTCTTACCAAAAAAGAATGCTATTGATTCATCGTTTTTTAACTAAACACTGTGTATATATAAGATTATATTTCAGTTAATATTTCAGTAATAAGGAGACAATACAATGTCATTTGAAACACTTAAACGCAATCGCGGTTCTAATATCAGTAAAATTATTAAAGCAGCAGAAGCCACAAATAGTGGTGAAACTAAATCATACGTTGATGATAGAATATGGAAGCCAACTGTTGATAAAGCAGGTAATGGCTATGCCGTCATCAGGTTCCTCCCTGGTACGGAAGAGAATATTCCTTTTGTAAGATATTGGGATCACGGTTTTAAAGGTCCTACCGGTCAATGGTATATTGAAAATTCACTTACTTCAATAGGTCAACCTGATCCAGTTGGTGAACTTAACTCTAGACTTTGGAACTCAGGTATTGAGTCTGATAAAGATAGAGCAAGAACTCAAAAGAGAAGATTACATTACGTAACTAATATCTATGTAGTTAGTGATCCATCTGCACCTCAAAACGAAGGCAAGGTATTCTTATATAAGTTTGGTAAGAAAATCTTTGATAAGATTTATGATCTTATGAATCCTGCATTTGCCGATGAAACACCAATAGATCCATTTGACTTTTGGGAAGGTGCTGATTTTAAACTTAAGATCAGGAATGTTGAAGGTTATAGAAACTATGATAAATCAGAATTTTCTTCTGCAGCTCCATTATTAAACTCTGATGAAGCTAAGTTAGAAGAAGTTTATGGCAAGATGCATGATCTATCAGAATTCACTAATCCTAAAAACTATAAACCATATGATGAGCTTAAAGCAAAACTTATGAGAGTACTAGGTGAACAAGCTACTGCTGGTGCCTATACGGTAAAAGAAGAAATTAAGTTAAATAATCCTGAGCCGGCCGTTGAGCCAGTCACTGCAGCAGAAATGAGTAGTGAAGATGAGGATACTTTATCTTATTTCTCTAAACTTGCAAAGCAAGATTAAGTACCAAATCCAACAA